CTTTTAGTCCCCAGTGCTCGGGGCCCACAACATCAGAAAAGTAGTTCCAAAGCTCTGGTAGCTTCTCTTTCGATATGGAGCCTTTATTGATCCAGTCATGGATTGATGGGGGTTTTATTTTGAAATGACGTGCGATTTCCGCCTTACTCTTGGCAGAACCTATTGAAAGCTTCTTGTTAATGGCCTGCTCGATCGCTCGGCCCAATTCTTTACCACTAAGCATTGCCTAATAATCCTCATAACCTTTAGCTTAGGCAATTCCTATTGATTGTTTATTAGGCTTAGCCTAATATTTGCTTGTGTGGAAATCATAGGAATCCGTTTATGAGAAGTAGCCTTGAAGCAATCAGTGAAGCCTGCCGCATTGTTGGGGGACAAGCCGCTTTGTCAAGGAATCTAGGCATCTCATCACCAACAGTGAATCAATGGACAACGGGCATTAGGCAAATACCTGCGGAACGATGCCCTGAGATTGAGAAAGCTACTGGTGGTGCTGTCACCTGCGAAGAGCTTCGTCCTGACATTGACTGGGCCTATTTAAGAGGTACAGCAATGCGAAAGCTTAATGTCACTGCATCAAATTTGTAACTACCACCCGAGTTTGAAAGGAGTAGGTATGAACCTCAAAGAAGTCGTGAAATCTATGTGCAAAGCATATCCAGGTGGGCGCGAAGCAATGGCTGGCGCACTGGGAATGACGGTGACGCAGTTTAATAACAACCTTTACGAGAAAAACGGATGTAGGTTCTTCGAAGTATCTGAGCTTGAAGCGATGGAGGACATTTCCAACACATCGTTACTGGCTGACTACTTCGCTCGCCGCCGTGGTGCTCTGCTGGTGGATGTTCCGCACCTGGAAGAACTAGACCGCGTGGACCTGTTTAGCCGGGCAATGCGTACCTCTGCCGCCAGGGGACAGGTTGATCAGATTATCGAACAGGCACTTGAGGATGGGGTAATCGAAAGACATGAAGCTGAAGAAATCATGGTGCATCACCGCCGCCACCTGGCTGCGCGTGAAGAAGAGATCGCGGCAATTATCACGTTGTTTGCACGCAAAAAGAAGTGACGCCAGCGAGTTGCAGCTCCTGGCGTCGTGGCGTGTCGTTATCAGTGGAGATTACTAACG